TTATCCCTGATGGCTTCTAATTTTTTAGCAATGATTTTATGGTGCCTCCCCTCAATGAAGTCGGGCCATATGTTTTTTACGAAATTACTGAAGGAGTCCCTAGAATTCTTTGCTAATTCTAGTTGGAGTTTCTTTAATTCTAATTTCTTAATTAATAACTGTCGATCGTCCTGGGACATCGAACCCAAATCTGATATGAAATCGTTCATCTTTTCTGCATATATTTATACTATAGGTATACTTATATAGCAAAAAAAATTTAGGGGGGCGGGGGTCAAAAAATCAAAGTCATGCGAGAAGCAAAAAGTCTTAGTATCTCTTGAGCTATAAAAAGAGGGCGTGATCGGGCGGAAAAAAAATTTATTTTTTTTGAAATATTTTCTTGACAGATACGTCTTTATTCCTATAGGATTTATCCTATATTAACAGAAAGGTATATTATGAGAAATATAACTAAAAAAGAAGCAAAACTCCAAGGCTTAAAAGTTGAAAAACTTTTAGCATGGATAGAACTCGAAAAGAAAATAGAACTTATGAAACTTGAAGCAAAAATGCTAAGAGAAGAAAGTTTTGTTGATCCTTTTATGAGTTTACAAAATGACAAAGATATAATTATTGGGAAAGTAATTAAGTTGAAGAATGTAATTTCAACAAGATTTAATTCTACTCAGTTTAAGAGTGAAAACCCAAGTTTATATGAACAGTATAAAAATTTAACTGTTAGTAGTATTAGAAAAGAGAAAATATGAAACAGTTAGATTTATTTCCAAAATACATTTACTCCCACATCAAAGTGGGAGTAAAGAAGAAGAAGCCAAAGTATGACAAATACAAAGGCTATCACAGGTGGACTTTAAAGAAAAAAGACCACTACGAAATGAGTTATTCTGATCTATCAAGGGGGTTTTAATGGAACAGGAATATTTAGATAAACTAAAAAAAGACGTAGAAAATTCATTCGAGTATTTTTCTACAAAAGAACTCGAACAGATGCTCGAGAAATTAGAAAACGAATTATATTCGAGACAGGATCAAAACCCAAGATGATCGGATATATATTCTTGATTTTCATGCTAGTTCTTTTTGGACTAGCATGCGTATTATTAATTTTATTTGGCTTGGCTGCCACGAAAGGGGAATAATGAAACACTACAACCAAGAACAAAAACCAATCGACCCTAATATTCTTTATAAGAAAATCGAGACGCTTGACGACGCTCGGGCCTTCATAAGACATCTCGTGCAAACGGGGAATATGTATCACCCCGACGACGACGCTCTTGAGTGTATGAACAATGGGGAAAGTTCATTCGAAGAGCAACAAGCCAATGCGCTCAATAGAAGAATGGATGAGGCGTGGAGCTTTGAGAAGTGGGGGCGCTTTGAGGATATTCACGCTTACTCCATGTACTATATGAGATTAGTAAAATACTTTGATTAAAGCTCTAGGGGGCTAAAAATACAAAAAGCCCCCTATATATGACGAAAGGTATATTGACTATATGGGAATTATCCTGTATATTTCAAGTCGCTATAAACAAAAAAACGAAAGGAAAATACAATGGCACAAGCAAAAGTATATCAAATAGATAGACTTAAAACTAAGGTAAGAAATTCATTTGAATTTCATAGAAGTACGTTAGAAGCCCAAAGAAGAATGGAACAGGCGGAATTTGTTAATTCCAAAATTCCTGAGATCAAAGAAAAAACAGGGGCGGAAAAACTGAAAGCAGAATTTGCAGCCTTAGAAAAAAAGAGTATTGAACTACAAGAGAAAGCTAGAGCTTTCATGCGTAAGTATGCGGGCGTTCACAAGTTGAAACATGATATCTCTTATAGGTTTGATACAGGGGAAACAATCAAGCCAAGCGATATTGACGCTCAAGTTGAGAAGTTTGCGGAAGCGCACGCTCACAGGCTCACGCAAAAAAGTAAGACCAATAATGAACTTAAAAAACTTCTACAATTAGAAGAACGTTGTCTTGATGATGTAGTACTAACAAATGATATAGAAGAGGCTCAAAGAAAAGTTGAAACACTTTTAAAACTCAAGGCCCCATTTGTCTTAGACCACTTCAAGCCAACAATTAATTTATTAGAAGCCCCGCAACCGCAAGCGGAAGAATAAAAAAGAAAGGGGGCGCAAGCCCCCTTTTTAAAATCTATTTATATAATTCCCAACAGATACCAAGACCGCAATCATAGACTTCAATACCATTTATTTTTTGACTTGGTATTATGAAAGGCGTCTCTGAGTCATACTGATTAGAATATTCTAAAGTTCTTTTTTGTTTCCCGTCTACTTCCTCATCGTAGAATCTAAATAATAAATTATCGTCAGCGCATGAGGCGTTTATTTCCTTGCATGCTTCCCATGTAAAAAATGGATTAATCCAACCGTTCCAACGCACGATCGGGTTATAGTATCCTTTTACATATTCAAGATCCATCCCCTCACAACAAATCTTGCCATAAATATATTGACTAGGGATCTTATTGGTAAATCTTATTTTTCCGCTTTCATAATCATCTAAAAAAGCGTCATTGATTTTTATTCTTCGAAGAAATCCACCGCCAAGGTTGCAATACTCAATCCCCTCATAATCGCTATTAAAGCGGGATAATTCGTACCAATTGGACCCTATAACCATAAACTTTTTTTTGAGGTCTCTGATTATGTTAATTGTCTGTTTTGCTCTATTCATTTTTTTATACCTTTCTTTAAATTAGTACTTGTATATTATCCCATAATTTTGTATATTTCAAATATTAATAGGTACTATTAACAGTGGAGGCTTGGACGCCACGTGAAACTCGAGGTATCAGAGAAGTAACAAAACGCAACGCAAAGAACCTTAGACCTTGGGGGGTTGGTTTCCTCCCAAGGTTGACAAAAAGAAAGGATAAGAAATGACATTAATTAGACTTGGCAAAACCTCAAAAATGCGGGGTTATTCATTTGGCTTGGATGCAAGAAACTGCATTACGGGATCCAAATTAAGAAAGGTTAAGGGATCAGTCTGTGCTAAATGCTACGCAATGAAAGGCAATTTTAATTTTCCATCGGTTAGAAAAAATAAAGAAACAAATTTAAAACATATTGAAAGCGAATATTTTGTTTATGTCATGACTTATCAATTACAAGATATTAAATATTTTCGATGGTTCGATAGTGGGGACTTGCCCCACCTTGAGGCCTTAAAAAAGATTGTACAAATTGCACAGAATACACCAAAAACGAAACATTGGTTACCAACAAGGGAAATTAAAATGATCCAAGAATATTTAAAAAATAATAAGTTTCCTAAAAATTTAATTGTTAGAGTTTCCGCCCCCATGGTCGATGGACCACCGCCCAAGGGCTTTAAGCATACGTCTACAGTTCATAAGGATGGAAAGCCCCATGGCTTCGATTGTTTGTCACGCTTTCAAAATAATCAATGTTTAACTTGTACCGCTTGTTGGGATAAAAGAATAAAAAATATTAGTTATAAGGAGCATTAAAATGATAAACAAAAATGATACCTTGGAAGAGATAAAACAAAAAGAAATCATAAGAATTATTAATTATTGGAATAGTAAAAAAAAATATGCTGAAAACAGAATAAAAGAAAACGAAAAAAAATTAAAAAAATTACAATCTAAATGAAAAATGCTGCCCTGCTGCCAAGAAAAAAAAATAAAAATAGCATGCGAACAGGCACATGCTCAAGCACAAGCACATTCGTTCCTTTATTGTCGTGCACAAGCACAGGCTCAGGCGCAAGATCGTTGGCAGGTCAAGCCTGGAAAAAAAATACTTGACTCCTGCCTGGTTATCCTATAGTATCCTATAAACGAAAGGAGAATGCTTATGAAACTACTTAACTCAGATATCGAAGTGGTAAGCGTCGGTATCGGTTCGACCTTCGATCCAGAGAACGGTAAATACGAGTCTGGGATCCTGGTCGTCGTCCTCAAGGACGAAGAAGGGACTACCACTTCTGTGAAGTTGGAGTGCAATATCAAGGAGCTGCGGGCCAAGTTCAAGCACGAGAAGATCTACGAAAAGATGGTGGGTCTGTTCAATGGTGACAAGAACAAAATGCTGAAAGCCCTGAAAGAGCAAACTGGTCTTTTCACCAAGCAGGATAAATAATTCTAAAGCCCTGGATTTCCGGGGCTTTTTTATTTTGCAGGATAATATAAAATTAATTAAGGAACATGCACAAGCACACGCTCAAGCGCAGGCTCAAGATCCTGGGTCCATGGTTGATGGACCACGAACAAAGGTTCGACCGAACCGAAGTCAGACGCAAGCTCACGCACAAGCCCGCCCGGATAAAAATAAATTGCCCTCTCTTCTACCCCCTTTGCCATAATAAAATTATCTTTGCATAGAGAATAACGCTTTAAATTCCACGAAATTTGAAAGGGTGATAGATTGATTTTGTTAAGTCTTGTTAATTTAAGTTCGCACCAAAAAGATATGTTTCTATTATACTTCTTAGATTTAAAAACGCCCAATAAATCTGGTATTCCTGGAGTTCCATATGTTTCAATTCTAGTCCAAAATATATTTGGAGTTATCTCCTTAACATTCTTCCAAAAGGTGGACTCCCTTCCTCGCTTTACGGAAGGGGTGGTGCTTTTCTTTTTTGGCTCTCTTGGTGATCGTTTCTCTTTTCTCAACAATCCGGACCTCATCTCCCTCGACAAGACAGAGTCGGACTCCAAGTTCTTTTTGTTGTGGTTTAAGTTTGTTGCCATTCCCTCCAACGGTTTTGCCATTTACAACTCTGCTCCCGTTAGATGTTTTGATATCAAGATAGAAGCACCTACCATTCTTGGGATTAACAACAACAATATCTATTGGTCCTTGTTCGCAAATGTTTTTAAAAACCAGATATCCTTCTTCAAGAAATCTGTTGATCGCTTTGTTCTCGCTGATCGTTCCCTTGTATTGCCTCGGATCCATTATCCTCCCTTGGACTGCTCTCAATAATAACTGTCTTCTTCATTTTAGATAGCATGTCAGTCACCTCTTCCAAGGATAAACCATCAATACTTTTATCTTTTACTTTCTCTTTTTTCTCATAATAACCCGCAGCCTTACCCCTACTAATTTCTGCTTGTAAGGCCGTCTTTAAGTCAGGTTTCATATCAAATTCGTTTATATCTTTACTGTTTGGATTTTCTGCACGAAGACCAATCTCATGGAGCCTACGCATATGAGTAGCAGGAGAGATTTTATATTTGTTCCAAAGGTCTTCTTGTAATGCTCGAATGTAAGCATGAACCCTGGGATACTCTTTAGGACTTTGTAATTGAGATGCTATTTGTCTAGCAGTCTTTTCAGAATAACCCGCCATGATTGCACATTCAGTAGCAGTCTTCCGGTTCTCTTGAGCTACGAGATGATGAGCAAATTCTATTTGCTTTGGAGTTAGATTATCTCTCATCTCAGATAATTCTTTGGTCAAAACTATTGGATCTCCTGGACTTCTTAGTTTCATAATTATTTTCTATAAAGAACATTTTAGTCAAAATCAATCTAAAAACTTAACAAATATTGAAAAGGTTGCTCGTCTAGAGGTTTGGAAGAATACTTTGTTCTTCGGAAGAACGGTTGGAAGACCCTTTTTTTTAGACTAAACTATTGATTTTACTAACTATATACACTTTGGAAGAACGGATTTTGAAATATTTTTTTATTTTTTTTTTATTTTGTGTCAATGGTTCTTCTATAGTAAACTATTCTTCCGTGGTCAGTGGTTCGTGATTGTTTATCCTTTCGCAATCACATACTTTTCCCTCCTTTTTGTTTATATTAGCCATTGACCACGACTATAAAATAATATAAAATCCTATATAGAAATGGATATAACAATTAAAGTAAAGACTCCAGAGGGTAAGGAATATTCTTGCACCTTTATAGGTGACAAAGATAAAATCTTATCGAGCATGCAACACTACATCAAAAGAAATATAGACAATCATGTTAGTGTCGTATTCTCTAACCCAAAAGAAAAAGAGCATTTTACTTACCCAGAATTGTTCTGTCCCCAATAAGAAAGGTAGAAAGAAAATGAGCACAGGTGGATCAACTAAAAAGTTATACACCAAAGGTTGCGGTGCTATAATGAAGGATAGAAGAAAAGCTTATAAGAATGTCTAATGGCAAAAAAAGGTCTTAAAGAATGGCTCGACGAGAAGTGGGTAGATATAGGAGCCCCGAAGAAGAACGGGAAGTATCAACCATGTGGGAGAAAATCAGCGAGCGGATCAAAACGAAAATATCCAAAATGCG